TTCCATTCCAGGTAACGGCAGTAGCAATCGAAGTTGTACTTTGCGTCCAGCAGCAGACTACGCTTGTACAGTTCTACCGCGTCCGGGTTGCCGTCCTTCTTGATGAATTGCCCCGCCATTTTCCGGATCTCGCTGTTGTACCATTGAGCCGCCTTAAAGTTCTCTTTATCAAATACGGGATCGCCGTCTACCAGCACCGCACCCTCGATCTGGAGCTGTCTGGTCAAATCGAACAGGTCGTTCAGCGTTTCCATCTTGCCCACACCGTTCCGCATGATGCTGTTCAGCATACGCATGGTGTGATTCTGCTGTTTTGGAAGCACTTGGTTGGTATATTTTATCATGGTTCACCCCCTTAAAGCGGTCTGTTCCGGATCGTGTCATCCGCGTATTTGTCGCGGTCCGGAATGTCGTGCGCGTCAACCAGCGGTCTGATCTCGTCCAGGATCGCCGTGTGTGCGCCCTTCACCCATTCCTCCATGTTGCCGTACTTGTAGTAGCCCTCGTAAAACTTCCGGTTATCCCGAATCGACCTAATGTGGTAAAACCTAAAGTGCTTTCCGCTGCGGGTCCGATACCCCTGGTCGTTCAGTTCGTCCGCAACATCCTCCATCGGCCAACCCGCGTCCAGCATCTTGAAGATTTTCCGGACCATTTCGGCTTCGTCTTCGACCACTTCCAACCGGCCAGTACCGCGCTTGTTCATATAGCCATACGGTACGTTCCCGCCGCAGTAGCCGCCCTGTCTTGCTTTGGTGGCGCGGCCACCACCAGTACGGAGTGTGATGTTTTTGCGTTCCTGTTCCGCGACGAACAGCATTAGTGCGCGGTATACCGAAGACAGGCCATACGGATCATCGTCGAATTGCTCCTTGACGGACAGCAACTTTATTCCGCGCTTTTCCAGTACGAACAGGAAGTAAAAGTACAGCTTAATGTCACGGGCAATACGGTCCGACTTGTACGCTATGACCGCTTCGACAGGAGGATTGCACACTTCATTGTCGTAAAGTATCTGGTTCAATGCCGGTCTGTTCTCGGAAGTGCCGCTGATGGTGTCATAAAACCACCTGTCAATGGTGTATCCGTTCTGATCCGCGTATTTGATGATCGCGTCACGCTGTACTTCCGGTCCGTATTTGTCATCGTTGCCCTGTGCGGTCGTGCTGACCCGGATGTATCCGACCGCGTGTTTCTTGTTAGCTTTGGCTAACTCGGCCTGGTACGCTTTCTCTGCCGCGTCACGCTGCGCCGCAAGTTCAGCGACACGCTGTTCAAATGCCGTCGGTTTCCGCTTCAACCCGACAGTTTTGCCCGCCACGGTCGGGGTTTGCAATTCGGATGATACATGGTTGGCCTGCTCCGGCTCGTCCCGCCTGATTCCGATCGTCTTGCCCTTCTGTTCCATGATGTTTTCCTCCATTCTAATTTACTTCAAACTTTTTAAGTATTCTGCGTTCTCCGCGACCAGGTCTGAACCGTTTTGTTGCCGTGGCAACAATTCCGATACTTCAAATTTTTGAAGCATTTCGCGTCCCCCACCAATAAGTCTACTGACAGTATACTCCTATAACATCAGCTTGTCAACCCACATGATACAATTTTTCTCGACCACGCACCCGACCCTCTCCGCACCTCTCCCATTCGGGCCGGGGCGAACTTTCCCGCTCCGATCCGGGTTGGTCGGTAGCGAAAGTTTCAAAAGCAATTCGGGTGACGGCGTATCGATTTGACCCGCACAGGACCGAATTGGGCGGTAATAAGTTTTTCTGAAATCTGAACCGAATCTGAACCTTTTCTGAAGCCCCAAAAAGTGACGCAATACCTATATATTTATATATTTATAGTAGTAGTAGTAATAAGGTTTCAGATAATTCACAACAACTACGCGTGACGCGAGGCATCCATATAAATATAGGGGGCTGTAGTAATATTTTTTCTGATTTTCTGAAACCCCCCTCAAAATACACGCTATGCCGTCATTTTTGCGGTTCAGAAAAGTATCAGAAACGCGGTATAGAAATCTAAAACCCCCACCCCACCGGGTCAGAACGGGCCGATTTGACCCCGAATTGGGTTAATTAGACGAAGAAGGGCTGTGCGGGATTGGGAGGGGTAACCCCGCCAAAAATTCGCGCCGCCCGTCCCCCTACAGTGGCCCTGATCCGCAACCGCTGGTTGACGATCCGGTTGAGCTGCTCCAGGCGGTCCGATCCGGGCCGATCCGCTGCATTCCAGGCACTTTTCCACGGGTTTTATACACCGTGTCAAGATTTCCTCTTGTATCGTGTATTGACAAGCCGTGGTACAAATGCTATATTTGAGGCGTTCCAAAGGCCCGGGCGGGGTTACATAAAAGATTTTTAGGCCGCCTCAAAAAGTTTTAGGGCGACACAAAAAACATTATATAACAGGAGGAAAACACAATGGAACGCGACCAAGCTATTAGAAACATTCTTGACTACTTCGAACAGAATGAGGACGTTTTTAATGATTGTATCGAAGAACTGGACAGTTACAACGGATATTTGGGCGACGATAGATACTATAGCATGGACGAATTGAGCGAGCTATATAGCGGAGTGGATCCGATCGAATTGCTAAACCGCGCATACTTTGGGTATGACGCGGAAACATGGCATACGGACAGCCACGGCGAAAAGGAGTACGGCCCATTCAACCCGAACCGCGACTACTTTACATATAACGGCTACGGGAATTTGGTTAGCGCGGATTATAAAGATTATTCGGCATATTTGGGCGAATACGCCGTTGAAAGCATGGCGGAGAATAGACGATATATCGATGAAATTGACGATGACCCGGAATTGAGCGAGTTGTTTGACAAATTAGAGTATGACGAGGAAGACGAGGCGGAAGACGAGGCGGCGCATTATGCGGAAATGCTAAACGAAACAGACGAGGAAGACACGGAGGGCGCAAACGATGATTGACCGGGAAAAGCTGCAAAAGATTTTAGAAGTCGTTTATATGCTGTTTGTCACGATTTGCAATATTGAGTTTTAAGGGAGGGCGGCACAAATGACGCGGTATACAGTAAGGAAAGAGGGCAGCCCTTGGTGGCAAGAAGTTGACGCAACAAGTGAAGATATGGCATACAGATCGTCATGTTGTTGGTTTTATGCGGAAACGAGGATCATTGTCACGAATACGGAGACAGGCGAAGCGAAAGCGTTTACGCGAATGCTGGATAAGGACGGAAATCTTGTTGAGATCAGGAGTGAGAACGTATGAAAAAGGATTTTATAGAGGCGTATATATGGTTATATGGAGGCACAAAGAAACACGCGGCGGAGATTTACAAGGAAAGCGCGGAAAGCTGGATTAAATCGGTCATTGATTTATATAACGGATTGATTGAACAGGGCGCAAAATACGGAGATTAACAGGGGGCGTAAAAATGGAAAGATATTACAGCAAAAGTGGAAAAACGTATGCGGAAATTGAGGGATACGACAAGGATAACGAAAAAACGCTGTTTTGCGTATATTATGACGGTTGGTATGCAAAAATGGAATACCACGAAATAAAGCTGTATGAATGGGCGAAACACTTGCACGGCAATGCGCCGTCTGGAACTCCATATGGATATTTTAAGGCAACAAGGACGGGTGAACGGATTATTATGGCATAAGGAGGCATAAAACAATGAAAAAGTCAAAGAAAACCGCATTGGAATTGCTTTATAATGAAACAGTAGAATATTTTACTAAAACCGTTCCCGGATATAGCGATATAAACGCTATCAAAGCAGCCGATAAAGTTTATATGCTGTACTTAAAAGGAATGCTAAACTATACGGAGGCAATAAAAAATATGGCGTACATTTTCACGGAATGGGAACTGAGTGTATAATATGATAAAGTTTATCCTATTATTGCCGTTTAAAATAATCGGCTTGATATGTTTAGCAATCGGCACAACCCTGGACGGAGTAAACCACCGCCGAATTGAAAAAGAAAAGCAGCTTGAAAAGCAACGGAGCGAATATGAACGTATCGCCCGGATTGAATCCGCCCGAATTGAAAAAGAAAAGCGCGAACGGGCGCGACTGGACAGGCAAGCGCAAGCGGACCGGAGGAGGGCTGAAAAAGAAAAAGCGGCGCAAGCTGTACAGGCACAAAAAGAAGCGGAACGACGCAAGGCGGAAAAATTCAAAGCGGACCAGGCGCGGACCGATATAGAACATTATAAAGTACAGCGCGCCGAATTGCTAAAACTATACAATGAAATAGAAAAGCAATACGGCGACGCGGCGACGGATAGCAAAAAAGAAATAGCATTCCGGAAAATGATAGCATTGAACAATCAAATACGCGGCGTTGATCGACAAATCGAAAAAGCACAATACACAATAAACAAATCCGGACCGGTTTAGCCGGTCCTTTTTATATGGCCTGGAACGGCCCGAAAAAGCCGGTTTACAGCTTGCCAATATTCCAATATTAACCGGACCCGGAAAAGCTAAAATAAAGCCGTTCAAATCGGTTTAGCGCGGATCCTGGAAAAGCAGCGCAGCGCGGCGTGGATCGTCAAAAATAGGCGATTGCCGTATAAGGCACAAAAAGGCCGCTAAAATCGATTTTTATGTTGTTTGGCTATACTTATACTAAACCATATCAAAAAGGCAAAATAAGGGCCATTCAAGGCTTTACAGGCCATAGCATACAGAATTGATTTACGGTCGCCGCGTTGCGGACCGTCGCGGATTGCATAAACACATTTTGCACACGTTCACAAATTGTTAACAGATGAGTGCAAGCCGGAGCCGCCCGGACCGGCCATCTCAACCACCAGTTGACCAGGCCCGCCAGATCGCCGCGATTTTCAAATTTTTGGCGAATTTGTCCAAAAATCGCCTTTCTGCGCCTTTCTGCGCTTTCTGGCTTTCTGCGCTTTCTGCACTTCCCCAAACCTGACCGTTCTGCGCCGTTGGGGAATAAACCGGCCTGTCCTATCCGATTTGGTTCGGTAAAACTTGCCTGACCAATTCGGACGGAGCGATTCGTGCTGTTACGCCGTAAACTTTTGCGATTTGAGAGGAATCGTCCGGTATAACCGACATATATCGGCCAACCGTCATATTGGATTTTTTGTGATTTTCCGCACCAAATCAACTGGAAAAATGTGTAGAAACTGCAAAAAACTCCCTTGAAAAATATGCAACAATAAGCGAATATAGGCTGATATGCGCATTACGGAACGGACCGTATCATTCCGAATTGATTTATTCCCCAACGATGCGATGCAGTTCGGATTGGGGAATACGCACCTGGCCATACCTCCCCTATACCTCCCCTACCATACCTCCCCTACCTCCCCTATACTACCTCCCCTACCCCCTCCTACCCCATACCACCCCACCCTGTTCCGGACCACCACCCCTGTCTTTCTGCATCCCGTATTGAATTGTCACGGAAAGACTGGTCCATCCGCATTGAAATGTTACGCCCAAATATAGTCCAGTTCGCATTGGAATATCCGAATTGCCACATAATAAAACTGCCCCAACCAATTCGGTCAAGGCAGTTCGGTTTGACTATGTTGTTGCCCGTAATGGGGGAGTTAAAGTAGGCTCACTCCATAATAATATCCGCATACTTTTCCTGGATCTCCCGCTTCGACCGCATCTCACCAAGCGGGTCACCCGGCACGACGATATGCTCCGTAGCGTCGCGCAGTCCGTCGTAGTTCTTCTGCCAGAACATTCCAGTCGAGGGCGTAAGCTGACCGTCCGACATGAGCGATTCCCTATACCCTCCGCAGATCATCTTGACTTCTTCAAGCAAGTCTTTCTGCTCCTGCGTACCGTGTTGCATAAGCTGGGATACCTTTGTTCCGGTCAGTCCCATACTCATGTATGCGTTCATGTTGCTTAGTTTGTTGTTGGTCTGTGCGGCCAGTTCGACATAAGCATAGAAACGCATCCTAAGATCGTTTACATCGTTACGGTCCGCACCGCGTCCAATCGCCGCAATCGCAAGAACAAAGTTCGCGTACCTCGCATTCTTCCGGCTTGCATCGACTTCATTGATCCGTTTAGCCATGCTCTCGATGGACATACCGCCCGCCATGTTGATGTACGTATTAAGCTGGTCCACCGTGACTATTGCTGTCCCTCTTTCCCAATGCCGCCGTTCGTCTTCCGTTGCGGAGTTTTCCAGGTACTCCGATACGCCGCGCACATGTTTGGGTTTGTTCTTTCTGCCCCAGGGCCGACCGGGGCCGCGCTTCTCCGGTGTTGGGGCCCAGTCCGTAGCGGCTTGTTCTGCGGCGGACAAATCCGAATTGGGTTGCTCCGGAATGTCGCTTTCCGTATTGGGCTGTTCTGATTCGACCAGTTCGGATATGTTCTGTTCGATGTTAGCTTTCTGTTCCATCCTTATACCACCCCTTACTTTCTCTCCCATACTCATCCGTCAACACCTCCACGGTACAGTTCTGCTCGATCCGCATCGTCGGCCACCGCAACCCCTCGTTATGCCGCACACCGTCCGGTCCTATCCACATGAAACCGTCCAGCCCGTCCAGGGTTATGACGGTGCAGTTCGGAATGGTATGCTGCGAATCGAACCGGAACAGGTTGGAAACGGTGCTGCCCGAATTGGGGTTGTCCGGTTCGCTCCGATTTGCCATGTCCGATCTGAATCTGTCAAAGTCGTGCATTATGCGTCCTCCTTCGGCGGCTCGATTGGCATCCAGTAGCGCACAGGGCCGCACTCCTTCTCATCGTAAATATCGGTATCGTACATCGTGTAGGCAATTCGCCACGGTGTCAGGCTGTCTGTTTGGTAGCCAACATACTGCGCCACAACGAATTTCCCATCGTCGTTGCAAACTACAACAAATTGGAGCAAGTCAGGCATCTCATCCTCAACCCTGTGCCACTGGAAGGCGGGTTCAACAGTTGGAGCGTTGTCAATATCATCCATTTCAACGGCATCGTGGTCAAAGTGGTATTCCGTTTCGCTGTAATGTACAGCTTTTTCTTTCAGCGCATCCGCATCAATCGGCCTCATGTTTCGCTCCTTTCTGCCGGGACGACGGTGGGGGCCTTGTACAAGTCCCTTATCTGCACACACTCCTCTATTCTGCCAGTATGGTCTTTAACTGGCCATGCAATTTTATGTAGCGCATCCGCATCCACCAGCCGCCCATGCCCTTCCGGGAGTTGGCAATTAACGGGACAATACGATGGCTTTTTATCCGCATAATAGTATTGCGAAACGGTATCAAAAGGATGTTTTTTAAGCGCACACTCTGGAGAAGCACCTATAAACTTACACAATCGGCATGATTTGCAATTCTTCGGCATCTCCATCCGCACAACGCACTCGCTCATTCCTGTGCCTCCTGTTTAAGCCTTTCCAGTTCTTTTTCAATCTGCTTCATGCGGTTCTCTTTCTTCCGTTTCTTATAGAGTTCTTCATACTTTGCTTCACAAGCCTCAAAGTGTGCCACAGCCTGTCTTGCGTGCTGTTCGTCAAACAACAGAGAGTGGTTTACACCGTCAATATGGGAAGGGCCAGCCTCTTGCAATTCAGCAAAGAACCATTCAAACATCTCCCTGTCATAAGCATCCCCGAACCAATACGGCCCTGTCGGAAACTCAATAACCAACCAAGTGTCTTGTTCCAGTTCTTCTCCGTTATACCCCCAATGCTCTTGCGCTCCGTTGCAGAATCGTTGCACTCTGATGCAAGACCAGTTCCCGTTCCAACCCCACTTCTCATATCTTTCGAATTCCGCAAGAATATCCTTTATCTCATTGACAGATGCTTGTGCATACGGATATTTACCGCCAAAGCGTGGGTCTTTAACTTTTTCCAGTTCAGACAATGCATTCTTAAGACGATTCTTGTTTTCTTCTGTTGCTATCAGATTTATGTCGTAGTAAGTCATTCCTGCACCTCCATCTTCGCCATCGCTTCGTCCCACCCGTCAGCATACCCGTGTTCGTATGCGGAGGTAGGCACATCCTTTGCGCTCGTCATCCATCTGTCCCCGTAGTGGTCTATGTAGGTCTGCTTCTCTCGGAGTTCTTCGTTGGCCTCTTTCAGCCGCTCTATATCAGCTTCAGCCTGTGCCAATTTACCAGTTAGGTTTGTCGCGTCCATTTCGGCCTTTTCGTATAAAGAAACAAAGCGTTCTATCGCATCGGCGGCATCATCGTGCATTTCGTTAAGGCATCCGCTTCCATCATAATCTGCGTACATAGGACAACCAAGGCATGATGAACAATAATCAACCTTGCAGTACCGCAACGCCTCCACCAGCTTATTGTAGTCCGTCATGCCTTGTCCCTCCTAACCAAATATTCCAGTATGTGCCAAACGGCCCTGGTCAGCGCGATCATCCATTTATACGGATCTACAACCCGTAATGTTCCGTCCTGTTCGTGGCGGTCCAATTCGGTCAACGCCTGTTCGATCTGCTGCCAATCCTCCACAAGCAGTTTCCGGTCAACCATTCGCGTCGCCACCTTCCGATTTGGTACGTTTTGATACAGCTTTCTTCGATGCGTACCACAGGCAGTTCCGTTCGCCCTTCTCCCATGCGTACCAGTTCACCGCGCCGCCCACACCGTGCTTACACGATTTGTTGCGGGCATATTTACAATGGCTACAACCTCTGTCGTGTTTCCATACCAAGTACTTCCCCTGTTTGATCGCAGCGTTCAGAACCAAATCGCCGCTTACCGATGTCATGTCGCGGTACTGGTCACTCGCGAAAAAAGCGGTGCATTCCGCGAAAACCTTGTTCGATTCCACGATTTGCCGTTCCGCCAGCTCTTTTCGCATGACTGCCTCTGCCATATCCGCAACGGCCCGTTCGATGACTGCGTTTGACAGGTCCTCATAACACTCGTTTTCACTTTTCTGTTCAGCGTATGTTCCCCATGAGTAGTCCCTAACTTCCGACATCTTATCCCTCCGATTTGGTTTGTTCTTTCCCGCCCTGCATGATGTAATCCAGGTCGCTGTATTCCGACCGTAGCAGATCGATATAGTCCGGATCCACCAGTTGCAATACGGCCTCTCTTAGTTGCTCTTCTGCCGCCTCGGTGCAGTTAGGGCAGTAATCCGTGTAATCCCACAGTTCGTTAGCCAATGGTATGTAGTATTCGTGGCACAGTTTACAATACGCGGCCTCAGTCAATACGGTGCTACCGCATTCCGGGCAAAGCATCTTACCTTTCTTCCATGCGCCCTGACTGAACAGGGAGCCGCAATCCTGACAGATGTACATTGTTATTCCTCCGTATTGGGTAGATTGATCCGGACGCAGTATGTTGGCATCCCGCAGATCTTCACAAGAAACTGGTATCCGCCTCCGTTACCTTCGCGCTTGTTGATGTACCCTGACGCGGCCCATTTCTTCTTGATCGCATCGAAGTCGAAACCAGCGTCCGTCAGAACACGTTCCAAAACGGTCTTAATAAAATCGATCCGCCTCGGTGATTCTTCGTTGTCGCACTTCCCCCAGACGATCCTGCTCCCGCTTTGGAAGTTTGCGCTGTTCTCCGCAATCACGCCAAGTATGTACTTATACGCTCGTTTTGCCACGTCTACCTGGCTCCGTGTCGCAAGGTATTCAGCAACCAGTTCGGCGGTTAGCTGTTCTTCGCCGTGCGCTACGTGGTCCGCTTCACCATTCCAGAACAGATCGTGAGCAATTCGGTCGCCCGTCAGCATCAGAGCCATCGCACCCGCCTGTTTCTCGGTCGTATTGCCCTTGACCAGTTCGGAATAGTACGAATCGTACAAGCCTTTGACCGTGTAATCCACAGGAGCCAACCCAGCCTTGATTGCCATGATCCGTTCGATGTAGGCGCGTCCAGCGTTTCCGTAATGGTTCCTCGCGAAGTTAGCGATCTTGTTGCCGCTGTCCGGACCGTCCTTATCGAATACGGCCTGTTTGATCTCGACCTGGATGCACCGATTCACAACGCCGCCGCCAGATGTCGCTTTGACGCACGGTTCCTCTCCGGTGAACAGGAACGCGCATTTCCACGACTTCATTTCCTGCACTTCGTTGTTCTTCATGCGGCCACGGTTGATTCCCTCGGTTATCTGCATGATGAGCGAATCGTATGTGCCGGTCCATCTTGATTTGATGGTCTGCAATTCGTCACCGGCAAACGGCAGCGAATTGAGGAATGTCGCCCGCTCCATCATCGCGTTTACCGTGGTGTTCATCGACCGAAGCAGTTTTCCCTGGTCGGGATCTCCCCAGATCGACATGGCCAACAGCATACACACCGTTTTGCCCGACCCGCTTTCACCATACAAATGGAATACGAACGGATTCTCCTGTATCAATCCGATCAGCGGGCTTGCGAACGATGCCGCCATCATGAGCCGCACTTCAAAGTTTACCCGCAACGGCTCCAACCGTTTCACCCATTCGTCCAATGTCCCTTTGTTCCGGATTGCCTTATACTCCGCCTTGTACTCGTCGCCGCCGTCGAATTGAATCAAATCGGTGTACGGCATGAACAGCGTCCGTTCGTCCAGTTCGCACCAACCCATTACGGACCGCGCCGGTTTGCGTGGGAGCCTACCGTCAAACTCGCACAACATAGTATTGAAGTAGGTTGACAGCACCCTTGCGTTGTCGGACCCGACCGGTACACCACGGTCCGCCAGCTTCGTGATCTTGCTGTTGTTGACCAGCGTTTCCCGGTTCGTTACGGTGCGTTTCCATTTGGACGGGCCGCTCTCCCACCATGCAATCTCAACCTTCTGGATCTCACTATCAAGGTTATCCAGGATCGCGGTCGGCAGGATCGGCTTTGGTGAAACGGTCTTGTCCGATTTGAAATTCCCAGCTTCGTCCGTGCTGCCAAGCTTCACGCCGAATTGGTCTATCCGGTACTGTTTCTGAAACAGGTAGTCGTATGAAGTTATTAGTTCATCGAATTTGCTCATTCTGGAAACCTTATCTTTGTTACTGCTATTGGAAATTCTTCTATCTCACTTGCCCATACCGCAGTTCCTTTTCCGTTGCACCGTTCCCAGCACAGTGGAAAGCCGCCTATTCCGTCGAACAGCGATCCAAGCGTGGCTGGTCTTTCGTATGTGGCCGAAATGCGGCGGAGCAGATAGAACCAGAACGGTAAAGCAATACTGTTTCCCAACGCCTTGTACCTTGGAGAATCGGCTTCTTTGTGTTTCTTGCCTTTCGTGTCCGTCCATTCCCCAATGTCCGTCCATCCGTCCGGGTAGCCTTGGAGCCGTTCACACTCCAGCGGTGTTAATCGTCTAACCGTTTCCATCTCCCCCCCTGTCATAACAATATCCGTTGCGTCCTTATGATCTCTCTGTTTTATTGAGCTTGCTTGTTCTGATTGTTTGTACTGCCCTATTGCCTGAAAAGAAAAGTTCATGCTGTCACGCCACACAACTATCGCCGTATAGTCTGTGATCCTGTCTTGGTGATCTCCTGTGATCGTTGGGCATATCGTACCCCCCCCATTACCTCTTGCATCAAATATCAACGGCGGGTGTCCGTGGTCTTGCGCTCGAAGCGTTCCGACCACATCATGCGATACATTCATAACGCCCCCCCATGATCGTTAAGGACTATCACAGACGACCACTTTTCCCTGGTTGACATACTGACTTCCTACACCTTTATAGTCACTTGCACAAAGCCCCCCCACAGTCGCCACGCCGTGTCTGTCCACTGAATTGAGGGTGTGGGCTACATCATCCGAAATACCCCCACCGTTCTGCTTGGCATCACGGTCTATCGTGTTGCCTTGTATCGAGAACGCTTTGGTTGTTGAGGGTTGACAAGGCTCCTGTGTGTTCACGCTGAATAAGGATTCCTTTGCCCCCCCTGGTTTACCGGCTCGTTCCTGAAAGCTATATGCTCCAACGCCTGTTTGAGTTCGGGCGGCAGTTCCTTTCCTCTCCGTTCCGCACGGTTCAGAATCCCTTGACAGGCCCTTGCGCTCAAAAAGTACCTCTGGGGCGCACATTCCTGCAAAATCTGCGACAAGCGCGATTCGTTTTCTTCTCTGGGGCACTCCCCAAAACTGTGCGTCGTGTACCCTCCAAGCAACGCTCCATCGACCCAGCTCATCGTAAAGGCATCCGGCTTTACTCCATCCCCCCCTGTCAGGCATAGGCACATCGGGAGCGTCCGGTTCGACGATGCGGACGATTTCGGTAAGGACCGCTTGGAAGTCTTTTCCGCCGTTGCTGCTAAAGGCTCCTGGTACGTTTTCCCAGACCATCCAGCGAGGTCGCACAAATTGAGCTGTTCTACCATTCTCCATCTCCTTTTTACGCATTTCTTTTACGATGCGGATCTGCTCCATAAACAGCCCGCTTCGTTCGCCGTCAAGTCCGGCGCGTTTACCCGCAACTGACAAATCCTGGCACGGCGAACCGCCTGTAATGCAATCAACGACAGGTATTTCCGCACCGTTCAGTTTCGTTATATCTCCAAGGTGCTTCACTTCACTTCCTCCAACAATTCCGTCCTTACTCTCATCGCCTCGCACCAGTCTTCCGACCATTCGTCCCATGGCGTTTTAGGGGCCTTTTCCCGGCAGATTATCTCGACCAAGTGCAACAACCCTACCCAGTCCGCTACCAGCCTTTCGCGGGCCTCTGCATCGCTTAAACGGGCATCCTCCAATCTGCGGTGTTCCTCGATCTTACGGTTCAGTTCATCCAGTCTGTGCCGTTCCGCATCGGACGGCTCCGCGCCAATCGGCAGACACAATCCGAAGTCATCATTTATCCGCCGCATAGCGTCCTGGAACGACAGGCCCAATACGGACATCACGAATTGGATCACATCGCCATGTGCGTGGCAGACCCAGCAGTAGTACGATTTGGGATATATCCGCATATTCCGGTCCTGCCCGTGGTGTATCGGGCATCGTATCCGGTTCAGCCGTATCTGTTCGCCGCTGTACCGTTCTGCCACATCCCGCATTGGAACGGACGCTTTAATCAGTTCGCTTAACCGTGTACGCTCCAAGTTCATCGAACGCAGCCCCCTTAACTCGCAGGACATCGCCGTTCACCATAACGAAGCGATAGATCCCGCCCTCGTCCTCTCGCACGGATGAAACCATGTCCCAGTTAATCCAGGTATCAGCGTCCGTCATCGTGTCCCGCACCTTAACAAGTTTCGCCATTCTTATCCTCCACTTCCCTTTTACCGACCAGTCCGCTCGTAGCGATACGGTACGCTATCTCCGCTTCGTATTTGCCTATTCCGGTTTCTTCCATAATGCGCTTAACGCATCTGTCGCGCCGGTCTATCGTGAACGGCCAAGCGCGGTTCCCTTCAAGTTTCTGCTTTGGTGCTGCCATCTTCTCCCTCCGTTAGGATTTGTAGTATCCGTTTTCCTGTGTCCTTCTTATTGCAAAATTGGAACTCCACGCCGTAGCTGTATTCCATCGCTTTCATTACCTTGTAGCATCGTTCGCCGTTTGGTGTCAGCGCGGACCTGTTCGGCTGCGGGTTGGTCCATTTGAGCAGTTCGTCCCAATTCGCAACGGTGTTGTCCTCGATCAATACGACCAGGTGTATTCCGCAGTCTTTCGCAAGCTGACATTCCGCCTTGAACCGCTTGTGGTCCTGGAAGATGTTCTGCGATACCTCGACCATATCTTTCTTCGTGTCGATGCAGATCCGTTGGTCGGCGGGAAGTGTGTAGTCGCCAACTATCATCTTGGAGCGAAGCACCCTAACCCCCACCGATTCAAGGTAAGCGTTGATGTTCTTGTGCTTGCCTATTTGGTTTCTGCTGTCTTCAACGACCACCATATTTCTTCTTCCGCCACAACTGCCGTTTCAACTGGTCCAGCTTAACCTCGATCTCGGAAATCAGTTTCAATACGGAATCAATCCATTCATCTTCGGTTCGTTCCTGCTCTACCGCTTCAAGGAAGTATGACGGCCACAGTCCCTTCCCGGAATCTACATCCAGTTCGTAGTACGATTTTTCTTCGCCGCAATCCACGTACTGGATGCTCGTCACTCTAAGGATATGAGCCGTCTGTCCGCTGTACATCCGCATGAATTCCGGATAGTCAATCCTGTTTCGGATGTCCCTGACCCTAACCACATCTCCAGCCTTAAACGCCATCGTTTCCTCCGTTCTTGGCGCGGTATCGTTCGCGCCGTCTTGCGTTTATCCGTTCCTTGTTGTTCCGGTAGTAATCGTTCTGATACTTGTTGTACCGATCGCGATGGTTCTCTCTGAACCGGTCCTGCTTCGCTTTGTCGCGGTCTGCCTTGGGCAGTACGCCCTCGTTCAAGTAGGTGTTCTCTGTATCGCTCATGGCCGATTAGAACGGAATATCGGACGGGTCGATGTTCTGGAAGTTGGCCACATCCGAATTGGTCTGCTCCGATTTGCCTTTGCCGCCCTGTGGAAATTCGATGTTGTCAACCGTAACGCCCCACTTCGTCCGCTTCGTGCCGTCCTTTGCGTCGTAGGTGTCCGATTCAAACCGGCCCTCGACCACAATGCCGTCGCCCTTCTTGAAATACTTCTGTACGAACGCTGCCGTCTTTCCCCATGCCGTGCAGTCCACGAAGTCTGCTTTGGTTTCGCCGTTCTTGTCCTTTTTGCGGTTGACCGCAACGGTAAACTTCGCGTACTCCGTGCCGGTCTTGGTTGTCTGCAATTCAATGTCCTTCGTGATACGGCCCATGCCAATCCATTTATTCATGATGTTCTGTTTCCTCCTGCTTTGTTTTTTTCAAATCATTTCGCTCTTGTACGGCAAACGCCAAACCGATAACGATGATCGTGGAGAACACACCCAATACGCATCCGACCATCATCGCAAGTGCTGTGTTAAGGCTCATTCGTCGCCGCCTCCAATCATTTCGTAGTAGTCCAACGCGACCGGTTCCGCCAGTTTGTGGGACGATCTGCAATACGCGCAGTTCCCGCAACGGTCCGCTTCAAGCACTCCGGCTTTCATCGCCTTAAACATTTCAATTCGTGTGCTGATGAAGTCGATCTCAGCGTCCAGCCTTGCCTGTGGAATCCGCACCAGCGTAATGTCCGGTGGGTCCTGCTTCGTAATGACCGCCAAGTAGCACGGAAGTTTGTGTCCCTCTATCTTCTGGTACAGGGCCATCTGCAACGGCCAGTTCCATGCGGTCGCGAAGTCCACCTTGCCTTGACCGGGTTTGTACACAGGCGACAGATCCTTGACGGTTTTCAAATCGACGATCCGATGCTCACCGGCTCCACGGTTTTTCAGTACATCGAATTTCGCTTTGAACGGTACGCCCCACAGCGTTGCGGTCTTGATTGCCTGATGACGGCCTTTCATGTACTCCATGAACAGCTTGTCCGACTTGGCCCTTGCGATCATTGCGTCCGCCCTGGCGTATTCTGCTTTGAGTGAACCGTCTTTCTTGAATATCTCCGGATGCTCAGACCGGAACGCGGAGAACGCTTTCTTGCTCTCAAATGCAGCGTCCACGTAGCTGCCGATCAGCAGCGCATCCGATTTTGGCCGTTCGTATTCTCCGGACAGTTCCGCCAAAGCACGGGCGGGGCATTCCAAAAAGGATTTCAACAAACTGGCCGACCAGTACCGGTTGTTCATCTCGGTGCTGTGGTAGTTCGAGGCGGTCAGTCGTTCCTTCTTCATTTCGCCTTACCCGCCGCCGCTGTAGCACAGTCCGCGCAGAGTGGTCTGCCGTACTTCTTTGCGGTGCTGTCGGCAACCTGTGCCGCGCTCATCCCGTATGCGTCCGTAATGGGTTTCCCGCAATCCGCACAGACCAAATCGGTGTGTGTCGTGGCGGTCTGCTTCGTCTGCTTCGGTGCGTAGGGGCGTATTCTCAGGCACTCTACGACATCAGATCCCAGCCGCGTTGTGTCTACGTACAGGGTAATCTGCTTGCCGTGCCAGTCCTCGATGTACGGCGATCCGGTCACCTTCGTAATGGTCTTTGCGTTGGTTCGGTTCACGATCATGGGTTTGTAGTCGCGTTCTACCCAATGCACGGTTAAGCACATTTCGCGTTTTCCGTTGTTGCCGGTCACCTGTTCCTGCATTGCCTTGTCGATTGTCAAGGTCAAGTCCTGTCCGTCCTGGAGGGCATACGCGCCGATCCAGTCGTTGTTCTGAAGCTGTTTCCAATGTGTCCTACTCATTCCTCGTTGTTCCTCCTAATCTTCTCCATGTCGATGTCCCAATTCAGTTCGTTGTGCCAGTTCTCGGTGCTGTATGCCGCGTCCGAAAAACCGGTTTCCTTTCTGCCCTTCTTCTTGCCGTTACCTGCCGGTCTGTTCCTCCTTTCTTCTCTCCGCTTTGCGTTGTATCCAGTCCGTTCCTTGTACTCGCGCATCCAATTCTTGACCTGTTCCGGGTCGGTCCAATCGATTACGCCGCCCCTCGGACCGCTCATTTCCGACCCTCCAGCCACTTTTTGAACTCGGCCACATCTTCTACACCGGCCATAGCAAGGGTCTTCTTGTACTGCTCGTTCTCGGACCGGAGCAGTTCGTTCTGGGCGTGAAGTTCCAGGTTGGCTTGCAACCAGTTCTTCCGTTCTGCGCTGTTCTGGTCATGGACGCGCTGCTTGATTGCCTTGGACCGTTCCAGACTGCACCGTTCGGCTTTCCGGTTCGTGTTGATAAGCCAGATCGTGAATAGCACCGCGATCAGTCCAAACAGGATGAACGCACACCGGATCGATAAAAGCCGTTCTGCCGCTTGTTGGGCGGTGATTGTTACGTAGTCCCCCATATTGCCCTCCGAATTGATTTACTTCGTTGCTTTACGCTCAAATTCGACAATCGCGCTCTCTGCGATCTGGTACTTCCGCCCCGCCTTGAACGCGCGAAGCTGCCCCGATTTGATCCAGTTGTGTACGGTCCGGAAATGTACGCCATACCGATCCGCAACATCCTTCACGCTAAAAACCCGTTCCAACGCCGCCCCTCCTTTCAAAATTTCCTTGCAATCCGTGTTGCGTTGTGTTACATTATGTTTAACACATAAGCACCGCGCTTGCTGTTTCGTTCCCGTGTGTTACTGTGTGTTCCAACTGGTATGCACACACTTTAACACAAGATACACAACATTGCAAGCCTTAATCGATGAACGATTTGTTAACAAAAGGGGGTTTTGTTGTGTTTTATGAGAAGTTTGTCCGTATGTGTGTGCAGAAGGGTGTTTCGCCTACTGCCGTAGCAAAAGCAATCGGAGTTAATCCGTCAACCGTATCGGATTGGTCACGCGGGGCAAAACCACGGGCGCATACCCTTATTAAGCTTGCCCAATACTTTGGTGTTGATGTAACAGAATTTACAATCAATGCAGATACTTCCCTCCCGGAAGGTGCTATCCCGGTTCGTATCATTACAAGAGAAGATACGTTGATTCTTGCCTATTACAATTCGTTGCCGCAGGACGCAAAGAACTATGTCAGAACAATGCTTGAAGCGTTGTCAAGTCATTACGGTGAATCAAAATGATCGCCGCCTTGTATATACGCGTATCAACCACCGACCAGGCCCAGCACGGTTACTCCCTTGAAGCACAAGAATCCCTTCTGCGGTCCTACGCGGCCCAGAACGGCATGGTTGTGTACGACCTGTACGCCGATAAGGGTAAGAGTGCAAACAAGGCTTTATCGAAGCGCACAGAACTAAACAGGATGCTCCATGATGCCGAATTGAAAAAGTTCGATTGCATTCTGTTCAAGGACATTACAAGGTGGAGCAGGAACAGCGCACAGTATTATGCGGTACAGGACAAACTGGACCGGTGCGGTGTATATTGGCTTGCTGTGGAGCAGCCGTACCTGGAAACGAAAACGCCGACCGGACGGTTCCAGGTGACCGTAATGCTTGGTACGGCGCAGCTTGAATCGGAGAACACAAGCCAGCGCATTAAGTTCGTCATGGCAAATCGTGTGGCGAACGGCGGCGCAATAAACGGAACCGACAAACTTCCGCTTGGGTACAAAGTTCTAAACCAAAACGGCTCAAAAGTCGTTGTCAAGGATGAACAGGCCGCGCCCATCGTAATGGATCTTTTCGACCACTACCGGCGAACACGAAACCAACACGAATTGGGCCGCTATTTGAAAGACCAGTACGGCATAACGATATGGCAACCGAATCTAACCAAACTGCTCCATAACACGATGTACTACGGGGAGTATCGCGGCAACCCGGACTACTGTGAACCGTATTTGACCAAATCGGAATGGGACGAGCTGCAACGGATCAAGCCGG